ATAGGCTTTTCCATCGAGTGTCTGATAAGTCGTAATGACTGGTGCATTGACTAAAGTGACGGCAGTTGTCTGCGCGTCATAGTTTACAGTCGCAAGCGTGAAGGTTATGTCGCGACCGGTGACGATTGTTGTTGGCATTTCTTGTCTCCTTAGATTGTCTCTTGTGTGTAGTAAGTGCTGACCGCGAGATCCGCCACTAGTAGGTTGGTCGCGCCGACCTGTTGGATTGTCGGACGTTGGACGTCTCCGACTTCATATCCGCCTGGCATGGCTGCGATGATGCTGATAATAAGCTGCTCAAGATTGTCCAGTGCTCCGGCCGTGTTGTTATAGGCAACGGCCGCAGTGACAACAAAATTAATTTTCACACGTACCGCAGATTTGCCGATTGTTGTCGTTTCTAAATAGGGCGAATCTGGAACAATCACGCAGGCTGGAGGAATAACTGCCTCCGGAGGCGAGCTATAGACAGAAGCGACAACGCCAGAGAGAGCAGTTGCAAGAGTGCCTCTGACATTGGTCGCGATTGATGTAGGTGTAGGCATCACATGGCCATCGTTGAGACGTCGATGTAATTACCTAATAAACCAATGACGCGATTCTGTAATGATCGACCCATTCTGTAAGGCGATGGCTGGAAATCTACGCCTTCGATTTGGCCTCCTGGAGCGACCACGCTCTGGAATATCTCGACGCTGACGATGGTGACCGCCTGTTCGACTGCGTCGGTATTTGCGTAGAGCGTGGCCGCGTCTGCCCCGGATAGATAAACAACGCCGCCTGGAATTACTGGGCGGAATGTGATGTCGTCATTTGTGACTGCGCAAGTAAAGTAGAAATATGGAGCCGGATAAGCGAAAGGAAGATAAGGGAAAGGATCATAATAATTCGATGTAACTGTCTTTGTTCCGTTGAATGTATTTGGAACGCATCCTGTAATTACAACACTCTGACCAGAAACAAATGTGTTTGGCTTTTGAGTTATGTAATAGGCGACATTGTTTTGCAGATATACGGCAGCGACTGAGTTTTGATTGGCAGTCAATAACGGCAAGATTACTTGTTCGGCTGAATCGATAATGCCTTCAAGATAGGCATCAGAATAAAGAGACACAGAGACGCCAAGAACCGTCCGCAGACTTGCGACTGTAATGATTGCTGGCATCTCTGTGTCCTTTCGTGAACTGCTGGGTCAGATACGGGAGCGCACCTGACCCATGATTAGTTGGATTAGGTTAGGTTGAAGCGACGTAGGCCACCGGCAAAGACGGCTTGAGCTGCAATATAACCATAAAGTGAAATCTCGATCTCACCTGTTGTTGGCACGTTTGTCGCCAATGTTAAAGCTGGAGATTCAAAGATTTCGATTGAACGTGGCTCGATGATAAATGCTGATTCATCGATTGAGGTTGAAACCATGTTTGGATCTACATAGTAATCAAGACCGAGAACGTTTCCGCGGATACTTGTTGGCATCGCAGATCCTGCATTGTTCATAGGATTTCCAGCGTTGTAAATTGGACGTCCAGTTGTATCAGTTGCGCCGAGTAAAGTACTCCAAATGGAAGTGCCTGAAACAAATGACTTTGCAGTGCGCTTTGTTGCAGTGTATGCAGCTGGTGCTTCTGTTGATACGAATGAAATCAATCCGGCTGAATCTGCAGCAGTTGCAGTAGCTTGAGTTCCGCCAGCAGTGATCTGAGCAATTACATACGCGTCAGTTGCCTGTGCATAAGCATCGCGAAGATTTGTAAGCATGATTTCATAGAATGATGGATCTGATCTGTCAAGAAGCTCAACGCTGTAGCGCTGGAAGCCCATCTTCTTGATTACGGTTGCGTTCACATAGCTGGAAGTGATCGCAGTCGTTGCTGTTGGATCTCCGCCTTCTGCCACTGTTGCAGCAGTTGAATTTGCAGTGATCTTTGGAATTGAAACTGTCATTCCGTAGCTTGAAAGTGGACGAGTTCCGCCACACGCATCAATTACTGGACGATCTGCGTTTGTGTTTTGTGCAACGTCGCGAACGTAAGAAACCGGCGAGAACGCTGGATTTGTTGTGAATGAATCGTCGGCAGCTTTTACATACTGACGAGAATCTTCGTTGCCAAGAGTTGCCTTGATTGAATGCTCAAGGTATGCGCCGCCAGTTGTAATTGGTGAACGTGGTGACGTGAAATAGAGCGGACGAGCTGCCTCGGCCTGTACGACTTTGGAAGCCTCAACCGTTTCGGCTGGTGCTTCTGTGACGGTTGGAGTTGTTTCCACTTCGTTTTCTCCTTCGGTAGTTTGTTCTTCTGTTTCCACATCGGATTCAGAAACTTCTGGCTCACTAGCTGCGACGGCAACCTTCGCGCTTGCGATGGCTGGATCTGTAACCAGTGAGACTTCTTTGAGCGCACTTGCGCTGATAACTAGAACGCCATCGACGTTCTTATACTTCTCAGCTAGAACGCCGACACTAAAGCCGTCGCGTAGTCCAGAACTGGCTTCGACCAGACTGTCGTTGCCGGCAGTCGTGTTGCCGATAGCGAATGTCGCATCGATGCCGTCGTCGGTGACTTTGTAGCTCTTAAGGAATCCAATTGGAGATTCACGGCGATGCTCAAGTAATAATTTTGTTGTATCGCTGAAACTAATTGAGCCAGGTTTAAACATTGTTGAGCCGGCTGATGTCGAACCTTCTTCATTCCATGTAACGATGCGTCCAGAGAGTTCGCGCTTTGGAAAGTCTGTAGACGTGACTTTGATTGAAAAGTCAAGATTGATTGGAGTTGGTTTTGCTTCTTTCATCGGATCATTTCCTCTTCTAGTCGGATTTCATCGGACGTTAAAGCTCCGATGTCGTAGAGAATCTTGTAGACGTCTGCACGCTCTTTAGCTGATCCGCGCAAGTAATCATCTAGATCGAATTTAACTTCTTGCGATGCAGGTACGAAGTCGTTAGCCATTCCAGTCATTGAAAGACGCTCTTCAATCGCCGTCATAATTGGACGAAGCGAGAAATCAAGTAAAGATTGACGCGCCAGAGTGGCGTTCGAGTAAGTCATACTTGATCCTGATTCAGCATCGACGTAATACGCTGGAATGCCCGTGACCCTGGCTAATTCTGTTGCGACGTAAGATCTAGCTTGATTGAGTTGCAGCTTCTCTGGATCAAATCCTAAAGTCTGCAATTCCACATCAGCGTTCAAGAATGCAGTTGAACGATTGCGACGTGATTGCCCCCAAGATTCCAGAAGCTTTGCGATGCGATCTGCTGGAAGTGCAGTGCCGTTAGATTTTAAGACCATCGTTGGCACTGGCTCGCGTGCGTACATAGTTGCAGCGCGTTCTAATTCTGCACCGGCTTTAATTGTGCGACCAGCGCGATTGAGAATGCCCTCATCTACTCCGTAAAAGACTGCAAGGCTTCCAACGCCTTCATATGGCACTGGAATCGAATCTACGCAGTAATAATCAATCTCTGTTCCTTGCGCATTAGTTTTAATTGTGACGCGTGTTGGATCAATGCGTTCTGCGCTTCTGATGCGATATGTGTCTGCATAGATTTCCAAGATACGCATGTAGCCATATCCATATAGCAATAAATCCTCTGCAAGCCAAGCATAAGTCGCAAATCCTGGAACACGTGGATCTGGCTGATTAATTACCTTTGGAGGAGATTCAACGCGAGCACCATCGGCGCGAGTACGAACCTTAAGAGGAATTGATGCAACGCTTGACGAAATAATGTTTCGAGCTCTTGCGCACGTTGGCACTGACATAAACTCGACGCGCGATGCAGTAATGCCAGCGACGCCGTAAATATTATAAAGAGAGCTGGTGACATTTACTGGCGCAAGAGATGCCTCAATGTCAGAAGTCGCAGCCGGAGCTGCAGTCGTGATTGTGCGCGAGAATAGACCCATGTGTGAAGTCTAAGGCTCGCGTATACATCTAGCCGACCAGAATGTCTATCTCCATCTCTGGGCGTGTCGCGAAATGAACGGCAAGAGCTGAAGCCACGGCCGCACATACTGCGACCGAAGAGGCGCGCCGACCAATGATCCAGCCGCCATCGCCCATTGGTAATCGAACGGCCGATAATATCTGCTTGGATAATTCTGCCTGTTTCCCGTGGATCAGTCTTTTTGAGGTAATCGCGCCCAACAATTCATCGCAGCTTTGTCCGTAAAGTGCTCCGTCGATGTCAATGACGGGAATGCCGGCCGGTTGTAATCGCGCAGCTACGGCAGAGCTTGTTCTCTTGCTAAACGCCACATATTCAAGCGGATACTTTCTTGCATAAGGCGCAATATCGTTCGCGATAGCTTTATCGTCCAACGAGATCGGATTGTGCCAAGTGTGAAGAAGCTTGATGTTGAAAGTGTCATCCGGATTCTTCTGAGCAGCTACTAACGCCCCGTCTCTACGATCCGGACTCAAATCAAGGCCGAACCACGTCATCTTCTCAACATCTAGTTCAATCTCTTTAGATCCGCACTCTTCCCATTCTTTGACCGGAATTGCACCAGAGATCGTATTGACCCAACGGCAGAGGACTTCTGTCTGGACTACATCTGGCGGATCGTTAAGGACGGCGCGGATATTATCTTCGTGGATTGTGTGACCAAGCGCCGGATTACTTGCGACCCAATTCTTCTCATCTTCGATCTTGTCTGAAAACGCTGACCATTCGAAATAGGCAATGTCGTCGTTTCCACCAGCAGCCGAAGCCATACCGCGCTCGCGTAGCTGATTCAAAATCAAGGAATGCTGATCGCCAGCGTTAGAAAACGTCCAGAGTTGCGGATTCTTTGCAGCCATCATCGTATAGCGCATGGCTGACCAGGCTTCGGTATCTTTGAGCTGACGAGTCTCATCCATGTAGACCGTCTCCGGTTTAGCAAATCCACGAGCTGCGGCATTGGCTGCCTTGACTACGTAGCGAGCGCCGGACATTAATTCAATCTCTTCGGATCCATGAGCCCAGCGAATCTTCTTGACTTGCTTTGCCAGTGCCGGATTGTTCTCGATGATGCTGACCACGTGACGAAAAGTTTCCAGCGATGTAGTCAGAACGTGAGCTGATCCAAGCTGGAGAGATTCTTGCCAGAGGAAAAGCCTGGCCAGAATCGACATCTCCATAATCGTACTTTTGCCATTCTGTCTTGCCGCCACTACGACCACCAGAGGCGCGTGCCAGCGTCCGTCCGGCTTAACTTTAAGTGCGTGCTCAAATACGAACTTCTGCCACGGCATCAGATCAATGCCTATCTGGCTGGCGAAGTCAATGATTTCCAAGCCCTTAGACGGCAAATCGTTCAGCCTAGAGTGGATTCTAGGCGTTCCTGAGCCGATTAGACGCTCTGGTGTAGGAGAGATTCCCTGTTCCTCCCTGTTCGCCTCTGAGACGACCTTGAGCGCCCTTGTTTGACCCTGTCCAGCCTTAGTCATGACTTGTGCTCTCTTGTTCAGGTGAAAACAGAAAAG